GTTATTAATGGCGATTTTTTCTGTTTAATGCAAGGTAAGTGGGATCCTCGTAGAAATAAAAAGGATATTAGACCTGAGCATAATGTACATAATTATTTGGACGCTGTTATTGAAACGGCAGTTGATTGGTGGAGTCCTTACGCTCAAAATATTGCTTGGATTGGTTATGGAAACCACGAGACGGCAATTATTAAAAATACAGAGACCGACCCTCTTCAGAGATTTGTTGATCTTATGAATTATAAGAACAAGACATCTATTTATACTGGAGGTTATGGGGGTTGGTGGAAACTTCAAATGAAATATAAGAGTCACTCGAACCATGCGTTCAACGTGAAATATTACCACGGCTCAGGAGGCGGTGGGGTCATCACCAAGGGCGTTATCCAAAACAATCGTATGAGTGTAATGATATCTGGAGCTGATTGTATTTGGCAGGGTCACGTTCACGAACTATATCATGTTATTGATTCTCAAGAATCTTTAGAACATAATCCAAGATCAGGATATTCAATTAAGCACAGATACGTTCATCACATCAGAACGGCCGCTTACAAAGAGGAATATGGAGATGGTGACTTTGGGTATCATATTGAGAAGGGAAGACCTCCTAAACCAATTGGAGGTTACATTTTGTCTTTTGATTATGTCAATGAGTCAGAAAATGGTTCATCGGCAAATTTATTGTTACCAACCTTTACACAGGTTCGTGATCATTAAGTAAAAAAAACAAAAAATGGGGACCGTTGTCCCCACTTTCTGCACACAAATAAAACACACATTATGAAAACAGCTCAGAACGAGCGACACAAATGTACGGACTTTAAGCACATAAAATATGAAATTTCTTAATTATTTACCTGTAATTCTAAACAATAATAGTTCTTTGAAAGAAGAGTTTACCGTTGGAGATCAGTCATTTAAGATGGTTGTGAGAATGAACGGTCAAGACGCTGAGTATTTTACAAATATAGATTGTATTGTCCACTCCGATTTTAAAAATTGGAAGAAGGGTGATAAAGTATTTGTCAAGTATAACGAGATGAGAGAAGTTATAGGTGCGTATAGCGAGGGGAAAAACACTCGTGTTATTTATCATGATGGGCAAGAGATTTTAATGATAAATCCTTTAATGGTATATTTAACAATAAGAGATGGTGAGCTTATTCCAAACGATGGCTTTTCTTTAGTTCTACCTGTTAAGGAGGAAAAATTAAGAAGTGATTTTGTTATATTATTGGAAAGTGAAGAAGATAAATACAGGTATGATACCTGGGAAGTTGTTGCAGTTGGTGGTCCTAGTCATATATCAGAAAAGGCATTTGGTACAGATGCAATACCTAAAGTAGGGGATATTGTTTATTCAAAATTAAAAAGAGGTGTGCCTTTAGAAGCTGCTTTAAATAAGAAGTTAGATAAAAATTATTATACATTAAGACATAACGAGGTTTTAGGATATGAAGTTCGAAAATAAAGAGTTTGATAAACTAAAATATCCGATCCATAAAATACCTATGGATCAACCTGTATTGTTTGAATTTTCTGATCTATCTAAGTTTTCAGTTATATTTTCTGCAAGAGATCTTCCTCATGGACTAGATCCAGATCTTGTTTTAAGATACTTAATTTACATGTACGATCTTGGTTCTCCAGGTCAAGGCATACCCGATTTAAAAAGAAGAAAGACATGGGCTATGCAATGTTTAAACATTGAGCCTCCATATCCTAAGTATATTACCGATATGCTTTCTTGGAAAATAAAAGGCGTTAACAGAAGGGCAATATATTTTTTGCTTTTAATGGGCGGTGAACAATACATGGTTTGGAAATCAGCCGAAGAAGCTCTCCTAAGATATACTGAAATGGAGATAAAATTAGAGGCTGAGGATGAGGCTGCTCAAGCAAAAATTGTTCAAGCTGAAAAAACACGAAGAGAAATTATTAACATGACCATGTCTCAAATTGCCTCGTCAAAAAATGATTTCTTGCAAGGAGAGAAGAGTAAGGATTTAGAAGATGAATTGACTGAGTTTACACTTATGGACTCACTTGGAATAAGACCAGAAGAGTATATTAGAGAGTTTGAAGATAAAGGAGATGTTTTTCCAGAAGTAGATGCGTAATACGTCATATAAATACAATCAAGCGATTGATCATATATTGCTTAATTCTGAGGATGAAGATTTATACCCAGTTTCAATCCCTGTGCCTGCTCCAGAGGAGTATTACAATTTACCTTATGAGGAGGCTATAAAAAAGATTGATGGTTACGGAATATCTCCAGAAAAACAAAGATTTCAATACCAAGAAACTCCATCCAAACTTACAGAATTAGAGGCAGTAATTAGAAGAAAAAAACAGCTTAAACCAAAAGATGTTGTTAAGCTTGAGGATATTGATGAAGAGTTGTTTAATAATGCTTCTTATTACTCTAAGGAAATACAATGGATTAAGCGTCAAATAAGAAGGCACTATAAAGGCTATTTCTTTTTTAATAATGGAACTCCAACATACATTCCAGGATGTATGTATACTTATTTGAATTTTTGGCCTATAGGTAATCCTAAAAACAAAGCAGGATTACCCGAATATAGAGATAGAGATCGCAGATGGTTTTTAGGAGTTATGTATGCCTTTAAAACTAAAGATGGTTTTTTTAGATATAAAGTTGTTTATTCGGATGGGGAGGAAAATTTTGTTCGATATTTTAACATGAAAAAAAGTGTCGATGAATTTATAGAAAGATACAAGAACAGTTATATTGAGGAGGGTGAATTTATTGTTGATACTGGTGAAAGAACTATGTATGGAGTTGTTTATCCAAAACACAGACGTGAGGGAGCTACATCTCGTGCAGGTTTTATGAATTGGTACATAACGGCAACAATGGGTATTCAGCGTTTTGGTGGTATTCAGTCAATGTCTGATTATCACTCTACCCAAGTGTTTGTCGACCATATAGCGAAACGTCTCCGAAGAATGCCATTCTTCTTTAAGCTGATGACAGAAGGGTCAAGCGTTCCAAAGGAGGCGATTTCTTTTACTGCTCCTGCAAGTCGTGCAGCAGGTAGTGTAGGAACAACATCTCTCCCTCCACACGAAGGATGGATAAATCACCGACCATCTGGAGAGAGAGCGTATGACATGGAGAAACTTCACTTCATACATCACGATGAGGTCGGTAAGGTAGATCCAAAAGCAGGTATTAATATTAATATTATTGAGCGTTGGAGAGTTGTCATGAAGTGTTTGGCACAAGGTCCGTATATACATGGTCTTGGGTTGTTAACTTCAACTCTTGGAGAAATGGAAAGAGGTGGTGGTGAGCAAATGAAGAGGTTAATATTAGCTTCAAAATTTAATGAGAGAAACGACAACGGACAAACAGCATCTGGCTTATTTACTATTTTCTTTCCTGCATATGATGGTTTAGATGGATTCATAGATGAATATGGGAACTCTATTATTGACGATCCTAATAGACCAATAAAAAATAGTGACGGAAGAGTTGTTATGATTGGTGCTAGAACTTATCTTTCCAATAAAAGAAAAACATTTGAGGCAAATGGGGATCAAACAGGATTGATAGAAGAAATGCAAAACTTCCCTTGGACATTGAAAGAATGTTTCATGTCGGCATCAAAAGACTCTTCATTCCCTGTTTTAAAAATAAAAAAGAGAATAACTGAGTTAACATTCCAACAAAGTGTTACAAGAAGATACAATTTTGAATGGACTGAAGGTAGAGGAAGTAACGTAAGATTAGTGCCAGATGATGAAGGGAAGTTTATTATAAGCCACATGCCTCCTCCAGGGCAAAGAAATCAAAAGGAGTGGGATCCAGACTTAGAATCATGGAAACCTTCATGGCAAGTAATGAATAAATACGTTATGGGAGCTGACCCTGCAAAATATGAATCGGAAGAAATTAGTGGTAAAAAGAAGTCATATCACGCAGGTGCTATGTTCTATAAAAAAGATAGTTCTATAGATGGCGATAATAATAATGAAATAAAGTTGCGAAGTCAATGGATTTCAGATAAATTTGTACTCACTTACAAACAAAGGGATGTAAGCAGGGAGGAATATGCCGATGATATGGCAAAGGCTTGTGTGTTTTATGGAGCTATGTTGTATCCTGAGATGAACATCACTCATTTATATGAGAGATTTTTAGATTGGGGGTTAAGGGGTTATCTCTTATACGACATGGATGAGAATGGGATTAGAAAGCCTTTACCAGGAAGGGTTACTACCGATGGTCAAAATAATTCTACTAAACAAGAAATTTTTGATTCTTGGGAGCAATACTTAAAAGTTGGCTGTGAAACAGAAAATCACATTGAATTATTAGAAGAATGTGGTAATATTGATGGGAGAAAGGAAATGACTAAATATGACTTATTTACCTCTGGTGGTTACGCACTTTTGGGAAGTAAGTCAATTTACCCTAAATTTGTAGAAATGAATGAACAATCTTCTAAAATTGATGGATTATTGTTTGATACTTTTGATTACGATATATGAGCGAAATTACTGTACTTTGGCCAAAGGATGATATAGATCCTAAAAAGAAAGATGGCAAATGGTTATCTCAAGTGGGCCATGCTATTTTTTATCGTTATGAAAATAATAAAACTTATTTTAGTAGGGCTGATATAGCTCGACTTTTTGAGATCAGAAACTATAGTGAGGGTAGACAGAGTCCGCAGAAGTATATTGACATGTGGGCAAGTAGAGGTGACGAAAAAACAAAAGGACCAAAGGCAGGTGGATCAACTGTAAATAGAGGTAGAAGAAAAGGTTATTCTAATATTGATTTCCAAATATTCTCAATGGCTCCTGAGCTAAAGAGAATTATACATTCGATTATTTCTACTGATGGACAAAGGATTCAAGCGGATTCAATTAACCCAGACATTAGAAATCAAAAATCATTAAACAAGTATAAGCTATATGTAAAGTCAAAAATGGAGCCTCTTATGAAAGAGTTAGGTACTCCTCAAATGTCTGAAGAACAGTTTGTTCCGCAGAATATGACAGAGCTAGAGCTTTATGAAATTATGGGAGGTTTTAAAATGTCATTTGAAGTTGGCATTGAGAAACTTGCCGAGTTTGGTTTCCAGGGAAGTGATTGGACTAAAATAGAAAAACAATTAAAAGATGATTGTTTAAATTTTGGTTTTTGTGTGGTTAAAGACTATACGGATCCAGACACTGGAGCTGCAAAGGTTAAATATGTAGATGCTACAAAATTTGTTTGTGCATGGACAGATGAATATCAAGGTGATAATTCTCCATTTGGTGGACACTTTGAAAAATATAGTATACCTCAAGTAAGAAAGCTTCTTTTACAAAATGGATATAGTGAAGAAGAAACTGAGTCTTTTGTAAATAAAGTAGCTCGTTTTGCCTATGATTCTATTGTAGCAAACGATAAATATGGATGGTCGTGGTATTCTCAAAGAGATACTATTACAGATAGAATGAGATATGATGCTCTGTTCATTGATGTTTTAGAGTTTGAGTATATATCAAAGGACTCTAATTACTTTAAGAAGAAAAATAGAGATGGTAATGTTCAATTTTACCCAGATAAATTCGGAGAATTTGTAAATACTGAAAAGAAAAAAACAGTTGTTATTGATGGGCATAATATTTACGAAGGAGTTTTTATACCTGGTGCTAATTTGACATTAGGAGGAAAGCAAAAGAATATGAAACGAATTAATAAACAACAACCGTTGTTGTCTTATCGTTTTGTAAAAATACCAGGAAAATCTATTACTGAAACCGCTATTCCTATTTATGATTCCATGCAAATCAATCACTTAAAGTTGCAGGCTGCTAAATTAGCTGCTGCTCCTAAAGGTATTGCTATTGATATTGGAGCTTTAAATGTAAATAGTATTGGTGGCACTTTATATACTCCATTTGACTTAGTTCAAGTTTATTCTCATACAGGTAATTTCTTTTACAAATCTTCTCTACTAGGTGGAAAGGTTACGATGAATAAATCATTTGAGGAGCTTGAGGGAGGGGTTGGTAAGCAATTGTCAGAATGGATTGCTGCTTATCAGCATGACGTTGAAAAACTTTTACAGATTACAGGTATAACTCCTACAATTGCTGCATCTCCTGCAAAAGGTGAGAAGTTAGTAGGTGTTGCTGAATTAGAAGTTGAGGCTACAAACAATGCATTGTGGCCATTACAACAGGCACTAGAGCAGATTAAAATAAAGGCTGCTCAAAACATGATACTCCGTGCTATTACCACAATGAAATACGATGCCGCTACTAAAGATTATTATTCTGGAGTATTTGGTCAATCTACCATTGGTGCTATCATGACAGGTTCTGATTTGACACTTGATGAGATGGGTATTAATTTATCTAATAAAATATCTCCAACTCAAAAATTCAAAATATTAGAAGCTGCTGAGACTGCGTTGAAAGTAGGTCGTAATGGTATGCCAGAGATTGAATTAGCCGACTATACCCTTATAGTGGATATGGTGGAAAAGGGAAGATTAAAAGAGGCCACATGGTATCTTAATTATAAGTCTGCTAAAAAGAGACAGTATAATGATCAAATGGCTGCTCAGAATCAACAGGCACAATCTCAATCTTTAATTGATCTTGAAAATCAGAAGATGATGAACAAGATTGAAATTATTAAAGCAGAGACACAGGCTGAAATTGAAAAACAAGCTGCTTTAGCTGAAATTAGAATGAAAGAAAAGCAAATGGAGATACAGGCTAAAACAGAAGGTAATATTGAAGAGATTAAGACTGAGGCTTATTTGCAACAAGAAACAGGAACAGAGATTACTGGTTCAATTAGAAAAAGATAAAACAACACAAATAAATACATATGGAAAATAACACTGTTAATTTTTTTGATTATATCGGTGCGGCTAATGCAAAGCCATCCGATGCTACA